TCGTATTTCTCAATAGGAGAAACGTCGTACCGACAAGATGTGGTGCTCATACATATACTGTAGGGGCTTCAATTCAATAGTATAGTAGTAACTATGCTATTCTGCATGGAATGACGCAAAAAAGACTGACAGCGCGTAAAGTTAAAAGTCCGCAAAGCTCCCTCTCGGAAGCCAAGCTCCTCATTGGTTCCCGAGTGCGGGAAGCTCGCCTCGGTTGCGGCCTTTCGCAACGCGCCTTGGCAGAAATTCTCTATTGCGATCAAGCAACAGTATCTCGTATAGAAACAGGCATTCTTTCGCCAGACATTGCTCAAATTAAAGTAATGAGCGGTGTGTTCCAGCTCAGTGTGCTTTGGCTGATGGGCTACCCGTCATTTGTCGTCCACGCCACGCACGATTAATCTTCATCGTCTTCTTCTTCGCCGCGAATGGAGGCCAGTTGCTCCTCAATACCTTCCATGATGTAGGCCTTCGCCATTGCAATAGCCTCAAACACTAGAAACTTGGCAGGCTCAAACTCGGCCTCTGGTAGGTCATAGACACTCACTACATATTCGTGCGTCTCTTCCAGGCGCCCGTTCTTGAACACCTGCTTCTCAACAAATTCCCATCGAGAAGTGTTGCGATGGGCATTGCGAGACAGAATTTGCAATGCCTGCATCACATTGATGCCGTCTTCTTCTTCGCGTACCATCCGAACGCCTTCCATTGTCATGTTGAACGGCTTTCCAACATCTTAAGAGTGCGTGTTGCCCACGCCCTCCCAGCATCACCTCCCCACAGAAGCCAAGCAATGTACCCGGCATCATCTTCGCCGCCACTTTTGTTTTTCTCGTGACGCGAGAAAAACGCCACCATTCGACGTAGCGTGGCTCCGCTCACCTTCATGCCATTGGCAAGGCTTGTGGCTCTTGCCACACCACTACCAATGCCTTGCTTGCCCGCTTCTGCAGTGGTCAAGCCACCCTTCTTGTGCTTGCGGCGCAGCTCCAATCCACGCCGGGCAGCATTTATTACAGCCTGGGGAGGGACGAAACCTTCAGCGTCGCCCCTCAGCTCTTTTTTCCCTTTTTAAGCGAAGACAAATAGCCTTTGCAGCGAGCCTCGGCAGCACTGGCATCCATGTTCTCCTCTTCCTCCTTTTCTCCTTCTTCCTCCTCTTCCATGCCTTCCTTGCTCATGGAGCCACACATGGTGTCGATGTAGGCGTCCCAATAGTTATCACTCTTATCCTTCTTGCTCATTCCCGCTTCGCTAAGAGCAATTGCAATGGCCTGTTGACGGCTCTTTACAGGCTTGCCATCGCTGCTTTTCAGCGTGCCAGCCTTGAATTCTCCCAGAACACGCCTGATTTTACGTTGCCCTTCCTTTGTACTCATGTCGACATGCTAGACTTTCTTTCAGTTTAGCATCTCTGCTATGCGCGAAGAAGTTTGGCTGCCGATCAGGGAGACAGGCGGCTTGTACGAAGTCAGCAACAATGGCAACGTTTGCAAGCATGTCAACAACAGGCGCATTTTACTCAAGGTCAACTTTTCGGGACCATACGGCAAGGTGGGCTTATACCCTCCTGATTGCAAAGGATTAACAAGGCAAGTTCACAAGCTAGTTTGCACTGCCTTTCACGGAGACCCACAAGATTTTCAAGTGGTTAGACACTTAAATGGCAACAGATATGACAACAGGGCAGAAAATCTAGCCTGGGGAACGCCGCAGCAAAACTGCGAAGATAGCGTTCGTCACCAAGTCCATCGGGGATCAAACAATGGCAGATCGAAATTAACAGAGGAGCAGGTTGCAGCGATTAAATGCATACTGAGCGAACACTCAGGCATCTCAAGAAACTTGCTCGCAAAAGCACTCGGTGTATCAAGAACTACGATTGGCCACATAGAAAAAAGCAGGCAATGGTCGCACGTTTAGTTGCGTACTTTTGCCTGCTTTTGCTTGGTGGTCATTTCTTTGCCAGCCCCCAGAAATACAAATCATGACTACTTGTATTCACATTAAAGCAATATTCTGAAAACATGCCGTCTAGTTCAAATGCGGCGCGAAAATCAGCCTCAGTGAGGTTTTTGTAATACTCCCACCCTTTGCTCACCGTTAAAGGGCTACTGCCGGCATCGCTTCTTGATGTGCCGTGCTCCGGGCGCCCAGTGGTGGCACAAGTCATCACTATCAGCCCTTCATCGCGCACCATGCGCACCATATTGAGGAATGTGGCTTGCCAATGCGGGTTGTGCTCAAAACATTCGACAGAAATGGCCACATCAAAACTGTTTGCATCTCCGTCATAATCCTGCCCTTCGCACACTACATCTACGCCACGGCCAGGCCCGAGGTCCACACCAATATATTCAGCGGGTTCTTCAAAGAACCCGCGCACAGTGCCGTTAATATCAAGGCTGCCAATTTCAACAATCCGTCCACCCTTAAAGAACGATGGGAAAGATGCCTTGACAGCCTGAACGAATAACTGTTGTTCCCGATGCGCCATGATTACTTCCCAAAAGGAACAGTAAATTCTTCGTGGTCCGGCAATCCGCCCCACTTCGCCTGATAATAAGCCTTGTTTCGCTCAAAACAGCACCAATGCATGCGCTTATAGCGGTCATCGCCGCTATGAAGCGTACTGCTGTTGTCATGAGACCATGAAGGTAAATTCACTTTTACCACTGGATTGCCTTCTACCAGCAACCGCCAACGGCAATCGTTATCTTCAAAATAAGCTGGCGCAAATAGTTCATCGAAGCCGCCCATTCCAAGCCATCGTTCCGGCCGATTCATGTAGAACGTGGAGAAGCCGCCCACTGAATGGTTGGTTTCAAGAATGATGCTGCCAGGATTTGCATCAGCGGCCTCTAAAAAGGCCGCTATGTCATTAAGACCAAAAACAACATCATCGTTAGCGATGATGCATTGACCAAGCTGATTAATAAAGTAGTTCCAAGACTTTGCGACGCCAAGATTATATGGAGGCACTGCAATCTTCCACTGAGACAAATTGCAGCATTCCGCCAACGCATCTACCGCGGAACTGTCTTTCATTCGACCGCCATTGTCAAGAATCAACACCTCCGCCTCAATGCAAGGGTGTTCATCGTTCAGTAAATGGTTACATAGGCGGATGAGCTTGTCATAACAAGAAAGCGTGGGAATTCCCACGCTCACGCGGCGCTTAGTCATTGGCAAAGCCCTTACCAGCGGTGGGCTCTTCAAGCGTGCGCTTGATAATACCGTTCACAAGCGCACCAATATTCTCCCATTGATACTCTTCGCTTTGAAGACGGTTGTAGCACCAGCCAGCCACCTTATCTAGATCGTCTCGATTTTCATAGTAATGATTGAGAATGGTTACCATTCCATCCACCGAAGGCACGCCACGATCAAGGCCGTAATTACAATCAACCTCCCAGCTTTCAATGGGGATGCGTGGAATTTCGTAGAAAATCTCCTTGAGTGACGTGTGGTCCGGGACAATTTGCGCTGTAGCAGTAGCGGCGTGCTCGAAATTAACAAGCCCCCAGCCCTCGCCAATACAAGTATTGACGCCCACATCTACACAGTTATAAACAAGATTTAAGCGATCAACTGGCAGGCAATTAGTCACATCAAAATCTTTACTGGTCAACACCAGTTTGCCAGTGGCGTCGTAGCCCATATCACGAGCAATGCGCTTAAACAATGGGACCAAATCCCACCCTTGATCCTTCTTGCCCATGTTGAGCCACAGACGGGCATCGGGCTTATCAAGCGCAAACTGAATAAACGCCTTGATCGTCAAATCGATACGCTTTCGTGGCTGGTTGCGATTGCCATTAAATACAAAGAATGCATCCTGCGGCAGCCCCATAGCTTCCCGCGCTTCTTCCTTTTTGATAGGAAAAAAAGTGGATGAATTGATGCCGTGAGGAATTACATCGCACGGCATTTCACAACCGGCTTTCCTCACTTCTTCAAGCCCAAATTCGGTGTAAGTGCCCATACCATCCCACTCCTTACATGCCTCAAATACCTCCGGGAAAAAGCCGTAACTGTCAGTGGGGAAATAGCCATACCACTTAAAACCAAGCTTTTCCTTCAGTGGCTTGGCCACATTCCAGAGGTTGTTCAAAATCCAAATATCATTCACCGCAAACACAAGGTCAGGACGCTCCTTGACCAGTAACTCTTGCAGGCGATGGGAGCCAAACGGATCGGAGCCACCAGCAATAGCCGGATACATCTTGTAAGGCAGATCATGCGGATCGCCCCACCAGTTCACTGCCAGCACTACGATTTCGTGGTGCTTGGCAAGCTCTGGCAGCAGATTTTCTGCCACCCGCCCAAAGCCGGTTTGAACAGCGGCATCGCCGCAATAAAGAATCTTGGCCATACAAAGCGCAATGTCTTGCGCAATGTTAGGCCCAGTTTTCACACGGGACTCGCCGGCACTGCGTTGCGCTTGTACTCCACAGAACAACGACATCGTGCACGACACTCACATCGCTGCCCTGGCATTGGCAAGCTTCCCATTGCGACAAGACCAGCCCTCGCGTAGCGAAGACAGTCATCACAATGCTGCGCCTGCGGATCCAAAATGCGCCGCATCAAGGAATAACCTTGCTTTGCTTGACGAAGACTGGCGCCTTCCCAGTAAGAGCTTCGCACGCTTTCAGCATATAGCTGCACACGAGCAAGAGCCATGGCAGGAGAAACGCGGCCAGCCAAAATATCGCTAGCAAAACCCTGAAGATAAGTATATTCCGCACGAAGCCTCTGACCGATTCGGCCGTACTCTGCGCTACCCATACCATCCTTGCCACCATGCCCAAGCACTGTTGCTTGAATATGAGCCGCCTTAATTGCTTCGCGGACACTCCCTTGCCATTGATCAATTGTGATGTTGCCATCAGCCAGCATCTGCGTGAACCGTCGTAGATTCTGGCCGAGCTTGTCAATGCGGCCATCCACAAGCGCCATAACGGCCTTCTGGCTCATGAATTGCCCTGAAGGGCGCCTGTAGCGCCCCAAGTTCGCGTCGTATGTCCATTCCGCGTCAAAACGCGGCCACGAATCACTCAGTGGGCTCAACATTGCCAGCCTCCAAGATGTCCTTGAAACGTTCTGGTGCCTCTTGCTTCCATTGGTTCAATGCGGCATCAATGTCTGCCTGAGTCACCAAGGAAGCCTCGTCCACATCGCCAAGGATGAGCCCCTCTGCCTTAAGCGGCTCAATGGCATCTTTCTTGAAATATTCAGCGGTTTCTTTTTTGCCCTTAAACGCCCCACTCATGCTCCCATGTTTTTGCTTGTATAGCTCTTTATACTTCCGTGTCACATAAGCACCAGCTACTGCACTCGGCCAAGTCTTGAACTTGGCCTTTGCCGCCGCAATCGCTCGCTGGTGAAGTTCCTTGTCTTTAAATTCAACATCATCACGCAGATGTTCTAAATCGCGTGACATATACAGCCCCGCTTCGTCCATCTTTTCCGCTTCGGCACCCTCCGATGCCTCGCGAGTGCCATCCATAGGCAGTGTGCCGTTCTGTTGATCCATGGGGTCACGGCCACCAGGAGGCACTTGCCCTGCTGCTGCTTTCTGAGGTATTTCCCGCTTGATCGATGGATCAATGGTGGTCTCAATGCTATATTCGCTCTTCCCGAATCGCGAATCTGCCACTTCTTGAGGCGTGAGCACTCCCACTTGGATGTAGCGAGCATCCACGGCGGCCACACGCGCACGCACGTCAGCTAGTTCGCGCTCATTCATCTCGAACAGAGGCTTAAAGCTCACGCGCCAGTTATCCGGTACCTTCCCTCCAGTGGGGCCAGTCTTGCTCAGCATGATGTATTCCATCAGCTTCGTCAGCGGCTTGCGGAAATGAGTTTCTTGGTAGTGGTGACACGTCTTGGCGAAATCACGTTCTTCACTACGGCCCGTTGCCCCCAGCCCGGAAGGCGACTGACCAAAGAGCAATGTATGAGGGATGCCAGCAGCAGCAATCACATCAATACGTAGCTTCTCTAAGATTTCACTCACGCCACTAAATTGTCGACTAACAAAGCCCAGCTCTTCTTTCTCCGCATCAATCGCGTAACCGCGATAGATGCTTTTGCTCATGTCGTTTAGCTGCAAGCGGTCCCTCACTTGTCCTTCCTTGCCAGCAGCCAGCATGGAAGCCAAGCCACGCACCTTGTGGACAAAGATGTCAAATTCAGTGAGAAGAGTGGCCATGGAGGAAGTGCCACTGTAATAGTGTTTGAAACTGTCGTACACGCTTTGCAGGATGCTCATCCCCCATCCATAGTTCTTCTGACGTGTGCGGTAGGGCAGCCAAATGCCGTCAAAGCGCAAAATCCTGTCCTTATGAATGGCACGAAGATTGGGCTGTTGAATAAGGTCGCCAGAAATGATTTGGTAATAAGTTGCTTTGGAATAGTCGTACAGACTTTCCTCGCTAATAATCGGCGCAATTTGGTGGCGATCCAAACAGTCCATGCCTTCTACAGCACGAATGTTGTTCTTGTCCACCGGCATATCTGCTGGGCGCCCATCATCGATGTAGAGCAGTAATGCGCTACCGCCATATAGGCGGGAAGTTTTGGCCGCTTCATTGAAAGAAGACAGAATTTCTAGATCTTCAATGGCCTGCTCAACACCGGATAGCGTTTCAGCATTCACGCCCTCTCCGCCAAACAAAATCTCAAAACCCTCGCGAGTGCTTTCGTCTGCCACGAGGTCCACGACACGTCGCATCAGCCAATGGGCATAAAGGCCTTCAAGGTCTTCGTGTCCCATGAATGACACTGGCTTGATCGTCGTACGAGTGGTCTTGTCACGGCTCGTGCCCATGCCAGTGAACACGTTTTGCAATCCATCGGCGCGCACACCACCGGAACCTGCATGACCGAGCGATACCATATCCCCACCTTGTGTAACGTCAGCCATGCATAAGAAATCCTGATGTTGCAACCATTCTAGAACTGGGTACATTGTCGTGTACTGAAACATTCCCCAACATGCCCCAGCACATTGTGTGGCAGTTGTCTCCTTCAGAAAAGGCATTGGCCATAGCCGAAGGCGAGCGCCGGCAGGAAACCAACGCAAAACAAGGAAGGCTGGGCCGGAATAACGGCCCAGCCCTAGGCGACGACGCCCTTCGCATGCACATCCTTGGTGCTGGTGGCGAAATGGCAGTGGCAAGCTTTCTTGGTCTCAAAAATTTCGTATTTCAAGAAACCGAAGCCATCAGAGGGAGCTGCGATCTCCCTTTCAACATTGATGTGAAAACACGTTCTCGCCACTACTATGATCTAATCTGCCTTCTTGATGAAAGTGAAGACAAGGCCCTGGTATTGGTTACGATACAAAACCAGGAAATTCGGCTCCATGGTTGGCTACATGCCCATCAAGCCAAACAACCACAATGGAGGAAAGAACATGTGCTTGGGAGGCCATGTTATTTCGTTCCTAAAGAAAATCTTCGCTCCATGGAGGAGCTAAAGAAATGCTTAGATGCTCGGACTTTGCCAAACACGCCCTTCGACTAGCCCTCTATCCCAAGCAAGCAGAAATCCTTGATTCGTTCTTTGAAGGGGGATTCTCACAGGCGACATGGGCGCTTGGCCGCCGTAGCGGCAAAACGCTCATGGCCGCTGTTGCGTGCGTCTACATCTGCTTTGTTCTGGAGGACAAGTACAAAGCAAAAGTGAGGAAAGGGGAAAAATGGTACGTTCTGACGGTCGCAAACAGCCAAGACCAGAGTCGCATCGCCCTTAATAACATCCGCCAACTCATTCTTGACAGCCCTTTCGCACAGGAAATCTCCCGCGAAACGGCAGATCAAATTGAGATGAGCAATGGCTGTGTGTTCAAGGCCATTCCCACATCGGGCCGCGCAGCTCGTGGTCTTGCCTGTTGCGCTTGCGTGTTCGACGAGCTTGCGTTCGCCGTGGACGGCGACGCAAACTCTGGGGCTAATGGCATCTACCAGGCGCTATCTCCCGCTGTTGCGCAGTTTGGGAGCGATGGCAAAATCCTAGAACTCTCGTCTCCATGGCTAACTGACGGCCTTTTCTACCAACACTTCAAAGAAGCAGCCTCTGGCAGGTTCCCTCATCTGCAGGCAGTCAACCTCCCAACATGGGAGATGAACCCCACCATCTCTCGCGACTTCCTTGAACTAGAGCGTCAGCGCGATCCTGATAAGTTCAACGTTGAATATGGCGCCCAGTTCTCCGCCAACCTTTCCGCTCTTATCTCCCCGGACGTCGTGGAAGCCTGTATTGACGACAAACGCAAAGCGCTCCCGCCAGAGGAGCGCTTCATTGGCACCTACGTACTATCGCTTGACCCGGCTCGCGGCGGCATTGGAAGAGATAATTACACTGCCTGTATTGTTCACTTTGACAATGGAATATTAGTTGTAGACAAGTTCCACACGTTCGTAGCAGATTTTGAAATTAACGGCAGAAAGGAAGTTAACATTAATGCCGTTGAGGATTGGATTAAGGAGCAGCACAAGCTTTACATTTTTGAAAAGATTGTGATGGACCAATACAATAGCGCCGGCACAATCCAGGCCCTCACTGGCGACTATCCCATCGAAGAACTCACTTGGACCATTAGCTCCAAAACAAAGGCATTCTCAAAGATGCGCGAATTGTTTAATGCAGGACAGGTGAATATTTACAATCACGAAAAAGCTATTAGTGAAATTAAAGGGCTCACTGTTGTGTACAAGGCAGGGGGACAATGGAGTGTCACTGGCGGTAAACAGACAGGCATTGATGACCATGCCTTTGCCTTGGCCGCGGCGATTCATGCTGCCAATAAAGATGATGATGCCAGTTGGCTGGAAAGCTTCTTGTAAGCCTCTAGTATGTTCAAGAATTTATTTGCATCATGAAGTGGAAGCACTGGAACTTAACCTGCAAGAAGCGCAGTTCTTGCTAGCCATCCTTGAAGGTGATCGCCAAACAGCTCTTCAACTTTTAGCTGCGGACCATTTTTATCAACCTCATCTATTGCCACGCTTGCGCAAGGTTTATCAGATCTTGAAAAAACAACAAAAGCCTCAACAGGCGTCTTGAACTGATTTAGCCTGAAAGTGTTCAGGATGATTCAATGGACGACGAAATTCTCCATCAGGCATTCGCCAAGGTGGTAGATGCTTCTTTTGATTTCACCATGGCATTCAACACTCATGGTACAGACAGCGAAGAAGCTCATCAAGCCATGAAGGCATACGAAAAAGCCATGGCTGATTATCAGCAGGAGATGAGCCGCCCTTTCGACGTTGCAACACATTGGGGCAGTTTCTGCAGCCTCAACCCAAGCGCCCTAGAGTGCCGCATTTACGACGTGTGAACGGCGATACCGTCTGCATGCAATACATCCTCTGGGGCCGCAAACACCAAGTTTGCGTGCCCCTTAGCGAAGCACGTCGCCACCATCGATGGGTGATCGAGCAAGGTGGGACCATGTATTGGTCATGGCGCCAATAGCTGCCAAGTATTGGCAAATTTTCATTTCCAGCGAATATTACGAAATCCTGAAAAAGCGCTATAGTTCCTAGGCATTCGCGATGCCCACGAGGGGACGCCTGAGTGGTTTAGAGGATGATCAGGCATCCTCGGTTGCAATGGGGAGAGTGGAAGCTCCCCTTTGCTGTTGTCCACAGACAACGATGAAGCAAGCAGGAGGTCCGCCGCACGGACGTTATGGGGCTAATGCGCCCCGCTCCTGCCCCTGCCCTTGAAGCATTCAGTGGCGATGCACCGCTCTTGTAAAGCGGAGAGGATGGTTCAATTCCGTCCGGGGGCTTTGATACACTGAAAGAACGTTCACCCCGCAAGGGGCGCATGACGCGCTGGCACGGAACGGGGCCAGCATCATGGAGAACTTCCCATGAACCCTCTCGCTCTCATCAAGCAGCAGCTTGAGAAGGCCGCTCGCCTACGCGAAGCGCAGATGGCCAGCCTCGTTTACCGAGGCGTCGCCTACGTGCCTAAGCCTCATTGGTTCTAAAGCAATGGCCCGCTTCGGCGGGCCTTTCTTTTTCCCAGTGCCTGATCACGCCAGCCACAATAAACACATTGGTGACCATGTATGAAAATAATATTACAGTTCGCACAAAAGCAATAATATCTGCTTCTTTTTCATGCTTCCCCGCTTTCTCCCCCAGAGCAAGCGCCCAAAGCCTCCACGCCGTTTTTCTCTTGCTCATACACCCAAGCTTTTAGCTCTCTCACGTATTGCCTAATGGTATCCGCCTTTTGCAAATGCCAGGGATTGGAGTCTTTGAAATACTGAGAGTTGTGCCAATCCACTGCCTGTAGAAGGCGATGGATGATGGGATTGAGGGGCTCACGCAGCGGCGTGTTGAACGTCCGACGCTCTGACATTCGCGAAGTGCGCCTTTATACATTCATATGCTACCGGCGCGAATCCATTCACTTCAACACAGGCGTTGAAATAGAACGGGTCGGGCATTCCTTGATACATCACAGTGTGACGATGGAGATGGCCATGCACATTGCCCCAGTAGCGCTCTGAGATGAAACAATCACGATGGAGGGGAATGTGGCTGAACACCATCCCATCGCGATAATGACACCCACGAATGTCATAGAAATACTTCGCATAGTCCGCCATCTTGAAGATGTCATGATTGCCGCGAATCAATATCTTTCTTCCATTGAGACGCTCCAACACTCGCAAGCCGCTACGCGGGATGGCCACGTCTCCTAAGTGATAAACAGTATCGCCAGGATTGACGGTTTTGTTCCACCGCTCTACCATCGTCTCATGCATTTCCTCCACGGAGGAAAACGGACGCACAGGGGTGCCGTCAGTATGCACGAAAGACAGCATCTTTGAATGTCCGAAGTGGGTGTCTGACGTGATGAAGAGACTCACGATGGGAAAGAAACAATGGGAAAGCCAGGAATTGCACCTGGCTCTTCTGGGCTATTTGCCCAGCGCTGTCTTAGCCTCCCGAGTGGCTCCTCTGTTTGGGCATCATCTCTAGAGACCATATTGCTGGCGCCAGCAAAATGGTCTCCGTCTGAGAGCTAAGCCTGAGGAGCGTTCAGCCCGATGCGGCGCCCGGAAATTTCCAGACCATGCAGAGCGGGAGTGATAGACCAAGCGTGAAGCGTTTAACTTGCGCTAATCGCTTCAGAGGCTTGGCCTCTATCGCTAGTAATCTTAGCGTCCGTAGCTAGGAAGGTCAGTGTTGGCCGCCTCAAAGAAAGCGATCTGGCGTGCGCGGCGCGTTTCGACCATCTCAGGCGCCTTGCCCGTGTAGAACAGATTCTCGGACTGACGCATCCAAAAGTCCTTGTCGAGCCATTGATTCTCGCTGCGGCCAAGACGCTCAAACAACCATGCAGCAGTGGCTGCACGCAGCTTGTTCAGGCTCGCAGAATCCTCTTGATTCAGTTCCTTAGCCACCATTCCATGAATGGCAGTGTGAACACGCTCATCGCGGCTAATGTCCGCACTAACGGTGCGCATGCCGATGTCTCCGTTCTGACGGAAGAAAGGCAGCGCAACAAAGAAGATCGAACGCTCAAGGATGGCAGCCTTATGCACGGGATGAGCGGGATGCTCGTTCCATACCTTGAGAATGCTCATCACATCACGCTCTGCCTTCTCATCAACTCCATGGGCGGCAGCAACATAATTCAGAGCCTGATCATGACGCTCTTCATCTTCCATGTTGGACATCAGCGCCTCAACCACTCCATGAGTGGAAGGCAAATCACGTTCCAGGCCCTGCTGAAGCAGATCTTTTACGGGTAATTCAAGGTGACGCAGTGCCAATGCGCGAAAAATCGTCTCTTCACTGCCAGAAACGACGGCACCCTTGCTAACGGGCACCGCTTGCCACGGGCGCTTTTTAGCGATGGTATCCAGGTAGGGGCTCTTTGCAGTGCTCATCGGAGGATGGTATAGTTCGATGGTTTGGTGTGATGGAAACAAAGGGGAGCCCTTAAGGCTCCCCTTTTTCTTTGTCAATGGGAGGAATAGCTCCTCATTCAGCGCAGGCCGCGCAGAAGCCAGCCTCCAGATCACAGGCCGCAGAACTCTGCTCAGCCTCCTCGTCGAGACCAAACATGCTCTTGAAGTCGTCATCTAACGCCGCGTAGGCGTCATCCTTACGCTGCGTGTCCGGCAGGACTTGCAGCGAGTAGTAGAGGCTTGTCTGAGGAGATGCTAGCCAATCACGAAGGAAGGCTTCGTCATAAATAACCACGTCGCTCCAAGAATTGAAGCTATATCCATGGAACAAACCACTTGTTTGGTACATGCGTACCAACTCGTCAGCAACGCGCTTGTAATCTTCCCAGCCCACTTCTGCTGCCGTCTCAACATTGCCATAGTCAAAGCTTTCCACGCCAAATGTGCCGCTATCGCGGTCCACGTGACGAGCAATAGGAGGAGCAATCTCAGGCGTTGTAGTAAAGCCACGCAAATCCTGATAGCGATAGGAGCATGATGCCGTAGGAGCAATGCAAAAGGCCCTTTCCATGTTGTACTCACGGGCAATGGCCGCGGCCTCCATGATCGCCCGCTTCAGCATCACGGCAGCAGCACGGCCAGGAGCCAGCGCCACTTCCTTCCCATCGTTCACATCCTTCAGCGCCAAGCCAAAGTCTTTGTAGGAAATGCCCTCCTGAGCCAAGAAATTGGCCAAGCCCAGCATGCCGAGCCCCACTTGACGGTCAATAACGGCAGGCAGATATTCACCAGTGTCACCAACGCCCGTAGTGGCATGCAGCTCGCAAAGCTGCAGCATGCCCTCTGCAAAGGCTTCGGGAAGGTCTTCAATGGTGCAAGCGCCCATGTTGACGTGCTGCAGCAAACAAGTGCCGCGATGGGGCAAATACACCTCTAAACAGACATTGGCGCGAATGCGTTCGCCGCGCTCGTTGTAACGAATTTTGTTAAGCCAAATGTCGCCAGAAGCAATGCCCTTCAGCAATGCATCAATCAGCTCTTGAGAAGCATTCTCAATAAACTTTTCATCGACATTCACGCAACGCTTCACCCAAGGCAGCTCACTTCGTGATGCCTTAATAAAATCAAGCGCGTCTTCATGCGTATAATCAATGTGCAAAACAATTGCACCATTTTTATAACGCCCACCCCGTCGTAAAATTTCATTCAATGTGGAATAGATTTTGCCAAAGCTGACAGGGCCGCTCGCCACCAATCCCTTGCCATTCTCCGCCCCCTTAGGACGCAAGTCAGACAAATGGACAGCCACGCCAGCGCCGTTTCGGAGACCATGGCTAACAAAGCGCCACGATGCTGGGATGCCATCTTCACCCTCCATTGAATCGAGCACGTTAAATACCGTGCAGCTCACTGCGAGCCGCCCTTCTGGATCATCGAGCCAGCTCTGAACCCTTCCTGTGCGAGCGATTTTTACGCAGCGATTTTCTTCCGTAGAAGCCATTGAACTTAAGTGAGTGGGTAGAGTTTTGCGCCATGCTTTGAAATGTACAAAGCGCGGCTTTCTTCAGCTTTTCTTGATGCTTCTTCTTGTGTGGCGAAGCCACCAAGGGAAACATCTTTGCCGTTCACATTGATGCGGGCATAAAACCTGTTGCCCACTTTTTTGACGCCTCTGCCATACAGGGACGAACGAGATTTTGTGTTCCGTAACTGTCCCTCATAAGTGGCTAGGCGGAGATTGTCTGGCGCGTTATTGGATGGATTGCGATCAATGTGATCAACAGTTCTAAGCCCAGGATCAGATTGATTGTGAATAGCCCAAACGACTCTGTGAACATGAAGCCGCTGCCCGTAAAAATTGACGATGCAATGACCCGTGCTCTTTACGCAGCCAGCAACATCTCCAGCCTTCATTTTCCAGTGGTCAACTTTCCAGCGAAGGCCAGTGGGGCTTGTTGCGTCAATTACGAACTTGTCGCTTAAGAGCCCCACGTCCAGCGGTAAGTGATTCTCCATTAAAAACCGTGACGTGACTCTGGGAGTCTAGTGCTCCTTTTGTCATTTGGATGCTCCTTGAGACGAAAGAGCCGCCCTTA